ATGTATATGGGGTTATTCGGTAACAAAGAAAAAAAACTAGCTAAGAAAAAAGAAAAAGAAATAAAGAAGGCTGAACAAGCAAAAACTTTTAACTATTTTAAAGATAATAGTAACTTGATCATTGAAGATTTCTACTTTGATGATATCCATAAAAAAGCTTTTATAAAGAAGTCTATATTAAAAAATAGAGAGCAGTGTGTATTCAACTATAATGACTTAATCAGTTATACACCGATTTTTGAAGGATCAAAAATAAAAAAACATCATGGAATAACTAGAGCAGTTGTTGGTGGTGTATTAGCAGGTCCTATTGGAGCTTTAGTTGGCACCGGTACTGGTGGCAAAGAATTTGAATCTGTAAAACAATTAGGTGTTATGGTTCATCTTGCTGATAACTCATCAGTTAAATATTTAATCATTAACAGCGAAACTAAACTAGATTCTATTGTAGGAAGAGCCTCTATGGATATATATAATAAACTTGTTTCGAAATTAGAATGGATAGCAAAAGAAAAAGAAGGAGTTTCGACTAACACCTCAGAAAGTCAAGCAGATGAAATAAGAAAATATAAAGAACTATTGGATGACGGAATCATTACAGAAGAAGAATTTAATAAAAAGAAACAAGAATTATTAGATTTATAATATCTATCAAAGAAGATGAGCATTTAATTTAGCTCATCTTTTTCTATTTACAATACAAACGTTTGTTCGTATACTCTTTTTGAGGTGAACTTTTATGCTGATGGAAGGAAAAACACAATTATGGTTTAAATTTGATCCTTTGAATAGATTTATCAAAGATTTTTATAAGGTGTGGGATTCAGAAGTTTTCTTTTTAGCAATCGAAGACAGTTTATTAATCAATCTCTACTATTCTAATAAAAACTACTTTAAAATCCCTGCTGCGAAAACTAGAATGAAGAAAGACGTATATTTTTTGTTTGATGTCGTGACTGACGTGCCAGACGCACGGAGCGATCATCGGCGCTATGACTATGTAAAGTATACTTTCGTTGATCCAGAAAGGTATAAATAAAAAGCCACTCAAATGAGTGGCAATGAAAAATAAACATTGATTTGTATGATATCCTTCAAAAAAATTCTAGCATAGAACTAACTTAATTACTATATGTACCCTGTAGGACTCGAACCTACGACCGGACGGTTATGAGCCGTCTGCTCTAACCAACTGAGCTAAGGGTACAGGTTGTTGCCACATAAAGCCATCAACAATCAACCAGTAGAAGGTGTGGCAACAAACCTGTTATCGCATATCTTGGAGTGTGACTATTTATGGGTGATAGTGGAGATATGCGACAACATCACTATTTTATCGAATGATTTTTATAGTTGTCAATACAGTCATCTAAATACTTTATATCGATCATTTATTCGGAAGCAAGCTACTCTTGAAGATTTACAGGAACTAGAAAAATTAATAGAAGTACGTAAAAAAGCCTTCATTTAAGTAATGAAGGCTACAGTATATAATAAAAAATGTTCAGAATGAACTATTTAATAGCATTTAATTCTTGTTGTTCCTCAGAAGGATACAATCCTTCTAGTTTTTCTTTAACCGAATCAACTAACCCAAGAATAAATTTTCTTTTGCTATCTTTAGTCCATTCCTTATTTTGAATATCTTCTGAATATCCATTTATAATACTAGGTATTATATCTATAAAAGAACTAAGTAATATTTTAGGATTTTTAATTTCATTAATTTCCATCATGTATTGTCCACTATAATTATCTAGTAAAACATCTATTTGAGAGTTCTTTGAGAAAAATCTAAATTCAAAAGTTTCGCTTTCATGTTCAATTCGCACTTCAATTTCAGTCATTACATCCATTTCTATAAGAAAAGAAAGTGAACTCAATAAATTCATAACTTCATTACCAGAACCTGATAAAACCGCTTGCTTTTGGCTTCCTTCTCCTTTAAATCCTATAATTCTGCTAATAACTATGGATTCTTCTTCATCAATAACCTTATCATCATTCATAAATTTTGCAATTAACCATATAAAAAAATCTTCAGAAAAATCAAAAGGTTGGGCAGCAATAATTTTGTTTTTCTCAGCATTACTAATCACTCTCAAAATTCTAAGTGCAGTGCCTCCTCTAGCTCTGTCAACCAGATACTGTGTTCTATTACCATCACTATACAATATAATGGTACCAGAAACTGTTCTTAATCTCTCCACAGAAATAGGGTTTGTTTCTTGAGAAGTAATAAGCACATCATAAGCATATTTTATGTAATTATAACTAAACTCAGTATCATGTATAGTAATCTTCTGATCTTCTTCATAACCTTTCTGTACCTCGTATTTCAAGGGTTGCTCGGTTACTGGGTCAATTTTCACATCTATCCAATTTGGAAAATCTAATATGTTTTCTAATATCTCTTCCATTGAAAAAAAGGTATTATTTGGTTTCTGAGAATTATCAATATACTTGCTATACATTTACTTTTGCTCCTTTAATCAACCTCATAATTTATAGTCAAATTTTTATTTATTTTCGTATATCTGAAACGCCTACAATTTATATTTGAAGAAATTTCTCCATTTCTCGCGCTTGAGTCATAATTCGTCTTGATATTAATATCAAAGTAAACAGTGATTTCTTCTTTATTTAACGAATTAATATCTGTTAAATTTATTTCATACTTATTCTCAGTTATTTCTGATAGGTCAGGCACAGCTTTAGCCATGATATCTAACCAATACGGAAAAATGATTTCTACCTTACCATCTATTTTTTTTAAATTTCCTTTTACTTGTACTGCCACACTAATTCTTCTAGGTTTATCAGATATGGTAATATTATTTGATTTATCTCTCTTATCCTTTATCTCTACCATTACTTCCGTTTTCAAGGATACAATATATAAATATACAATATTTAAAATAGCTACATAAATTGCTGTGCTTACAGTAACGTTCCAACTATCTTTTTTAAAATTAAAAAGTATTTCACTAATGTTAAAATATTCGCAAATAATGTAAGATAGGCAAGAAAAGGACACTGTGAAAAAAATTTTAATTATGTTAGATTTTAATTCAGGCTTCATTCAAATACCTCTCTATGATGCCTTTTATAAAATTATCAAAAACAAAGTTATTATTATTACCATACATTAATCCATTTGAATTTATTTCACAATTAATTTTTTGTACCCCTTCAATAATACTTATTTTAATTTTATCAATAAATATAGAACCGTCGTCTAAAGCCCACTCTAAATACTCTTTTAATCTGTTAAAATTTAGCACATTTTCTTTTATTTTATCTACTAAAATCGTTATTTCTTGAAGAGTCTCTTCATCTACTGAAGGATCATCAATCTCCACTCTAAGCAACACCCAATTTTTTTTGAGCATGCTTTCAATTATTTTTAACATCAAATCTGTATTGACAATTACTTGCGTATACCCTGAATCATATTGTTCTTTCATTATGTTTCTGTAATTGTCTAATTTATTCAAGGAGCATAGAGTAAGAGAATATGAATCAGTTTTCTTTTTTAAAATTTTTCCATATTTATCCATGCTATTACTCCTTTCATAAAAATTGTGTATATTCATCAGTACTTTAATAAACATCAATTAAACCCATTTAAAATTGTATCAATAAAAATATTTTAAAGCACTTTATTATTTTTGTCTACGTATTTCTATTTATATCTATCCCCCAAAAATTTATGTACCGCCCCTCAACGAGGGGCTATTTTTATCGTTTAGGAATATTTAAATACCAACGTTTGTCATGGAAATCTTGCGCACCGCCTTTAGTGTTCCCTTTTGGATCATTCGTTGCACGCATCATGACATAGACTTTCTTATTAGGAAAATTACGCATATTGAAAGATACATGATAACCAACATTTCCAGAAGTATTATAAGCTTGGTTTACATCTGGTCTATAAATTCCATCAGCTCTTACTCGAGCTAATTCTTTTCCAGTATTGTAATCCATAATGAAAATATACTCGTATTTATAGTTAGCAATGTGCCATCCAGCCACATGTAAGTTTGCGTTTTCGATTTCTCCAAACTGATCAATGTGGGCGTAATTTGTTCCATCTGTCAGCGTAGGATTTGCAGCACCTGCTCTAGTTGGATCAATGACTGGTTTATCATCTGAAGTAGTTGGATTTTCATCGGTAAATCCATGAGCTAAATCATAAGCAAGCTTTTCTTTACTTACGCCCATTTCAGAAAGATAACCGTAAGGATCTGTATGATCACCCCAAATATTTTGCGTTACCCATAAATGTGATTTGATTCCTGGTTGGTCATAAGGCGTGTCCAATGTTAATGGAATACCATATTTTATTGCTGAATCTCTAGCCAATTCAACATATGCTTTATAGTTCTTTTCAAAAATTGCTTTATCATGTGTGTGTTGCAACTCAATCTGCACAGGACTGTTGGCATTAGCATACGAACCAGCACCGTACTGTACATAACCAGGTTGACCGACTTGATAAACAATTCCGCCGTCTCCCACAATGTAAGCAGTGTAAGCACTAGTCCATGAACGTTGCATATACTGTGCTTCATTGCGTCCTGTTGCTGTTTCATTAGCCGTTTCATGCAGTAAAATGTACTGATTATTTGCTACTTGTGAGCTACCTTCGTTTGGGCCCAAATTAAATTCATTGTTGATAGTATAGGCAAATCCGTTAATTGGCAATAAAAAAAGAGCCGTTAATAGGCTCACCGCAGTAATAGTAATTTTCTTTTTCATTTGTTTCCTCCTATTTTTTCAAATTATAAGCCGACACACCAGTGATAACACCTAAAAACGTCGCTACTGCATTGATAGTCAGTACTGTCATATCTGTTCCATTCCATCCATACGCTTTGCCTAGTGTTGCAACTAATACAGATGTAGCTGGCAATACTGTTAAAACTGTCCATTTAATGACTTGATAATACTTATCGGGTAAAATCATTTCTTCTTAACTCCTTTACAATTTAGTCAAGAAATAGCCAATGATTGTAATGCCTAAGCCAATCATATAGCCCCAAGCCCATTTATTATTGTTCTTCATTTCCTTGATGTCTTCTGCATTGTTTAGTGCTACTGAATAGGCTTTATCTGCCAAATCTTTTGCACTATCAGCTTTTTCTCTAAGTGATTCGTAGTTGTCTAATTTTGTTTCAATTCTTACTAATCTCTCCACAACGTCTTGGAGCGCTTCTTCTTTCATGTTCCACCAACTTTCCAACAAAAAAGCACATCAATTAAGATGCGCTTTCTTCTTTGCTAATAATTTTATCTGCTTCTTCGTCTGTAATGCATAGTGGAACGAATAGTCGAACTTGATCGTCAGTAAAACAGCCCCAATCATACATCATTTTCACATCGCTAAAACTAAACATACTACTCACCTCCAATTAACAAACCTACTAGCCATTCCCAACTCATGCACTGTAATCCCCCTTAAGTGACACCCTAAAGCACCCTAGAAGTCACTAGGTCGCTTGTTGGAAACTTTCTGTAGATCTTGTTTTAATTTCCTATTTACCATTTCTCACTCTCCTTTTCTCGATATAAAAAGGCAGCCGATTTCTCGACTGCCTTCGTTTCTTAATTTTTATTTACCGCGCAGTTTGTTCCGATGGCGACTTAGTTACTTCTTGAAAATCCCTTGAATCCAAATGTTTCCTGTTGAACTTTTGTATTCATTTGGAGGTACAAGGTCCCCGTTTCTGTCATAGATATACACCCAAGTCTCAGATATGCCGACCGACGCTCCTGCTGTATACCCTTCGCTGGACATCGTTTCGTCCACAGTGACTGCCATGGAGTTAACTTTGGAAGATTCATCGTATCTTACGATGATTCTATCTTCATTTTGCTCGACTCCCCTTATTCCGATTGTCTCATGTGTGGCGTCTTGAATAAGTTCCCACCCGCCACCCGCGTTGCGAATCACACCTGCTACGATTCGATAATTATCCGATAGTTCGACAGTAGCGACTATCTTTTCGTTCGATTTTTCAAATAGATACAATACCGCGACGACCATAGATGAAATTACAATAATGGATATTACAACGCTTTTTAAGTTAATTTTTACCATAAAACCACTCCCTCTAGTTTCATATTACCAATTGTAAACGATTGGGAGCAATAGTGTTATGAAAAATCACTCAAAAATGTGGGTCATCATTATTTATTTTACACCGATTATTCAATTTTTATCCGTTGTGTACGCCCAGAATCCAAAGGTTGGAGAATGGAATTTGTAGTTTAGACGGACGGACGATCGAATAACCAAAGTCAAAGTAGATCCGAGCGCCCGGAGGAATCTCGTGCGGTACTTTGAAACCGGGGCGAGAGATATACAGGCGCATCTCGTTCGAAGCGGCCGTTAATTTGGTTCCTGCGGCATTGTAAAATTCGATACGGATTTGCGTGGTGTTGACACTTGTAACGCGGCCATGAATCAATGCGCCAGACGTCGATTTTCGCATCGTGAGGGCGACGTCCATGAATTGTGTGTAGCCTGCGCCCGAAGGCATCCCGTCGTGCGTGATCACCAACTCGTTCGTCGCTCCGTCCCACGCGGCCGTGATGTTGGCGACGCATTTGGTCGTCACCACCCAATTTGTCCCATCGAACGCGACGTTGGCATAGAGTGGGTGGAAAGCGCGCACTTCGACAGTTCCGGCTCCCGTGCGACTTGTATGATAATCGACGCCGGTAAACGGTGCGGCGTTATCGTTGACGGGCGATACCAGTGTTTTATCGAGTCCGTTACCCGCTCCATCATAAGCGACGGTCATCTTGGTTTTATCTACTGATACGACCGAGGTGGCTGTGTCTGTAAACAAGGCGTTGGTATTGACGACTGTCCCGTTGCTACTGATGTAACCAACGAACGGGGCATAGCATTTGATGTAGGCACGATAATCCCCAACGCTCGCCCCTGCGATGACGCCGAGTGATGCCAAAGTCTCGTCCGGAGCGACGATCATCGACCCGACCTTGCCCGCATCGGTGTAGGTGACCTCGATTTCGTTGTTCGCGGTTTCCGAAACTGTCAACATATTGACTTTTTCGTGGACGGCATCCTCGATATAAAACCACCCTGTCGCATCCCGGCGAATAACACCCGCATAACCGATGGTCGGCTTGCCTGTCTTCATAGTTTCCGCCAACTGTGCATCAACAAATGCCTTATCTGCTTTGGTAATTTTAAGTGTATCGATATCTGTACGGAATTCATTTGCGCCAGAAAGAACCTTGTCGATTTCCTGATTGGCTTGATCAATACGATCTTCAAGTATAGTTAGATCATTTTGCGCTGAACTAACATTTTCAGAAACAACCTCAACCTTTGCCAGTGCCTCATTTACTGCATCCGTTGCTTCTTGTTTGACTCCATCAAGCAATTGCTTGAAGTCTTCAATGAAGTAGTCAGCTTTATCTTGCGCTAGTCCGTCGATTGCTGAACGTTTCATACGGAAAGTGAAACCTAAGTTATCACTTGTTGATCCGTCTGGATACTCAATGTATACATAAGTTTCCACGACGCCGCTATAGGCTTTCAACGCTTCTGGTAGGATGTATTTTACATGACCGTTTAGAAAGCTCTCTGTAATGAGGTTTTTCGTGATAAAAGGAACAGGCTCTTTTGTCACTGTTCCGTCTACCTCGTCATGTACATACATCAAAAGTCGAAGCGTAGCACCTAATAAATCTGCCGGCGTACCGTCTTGCTTCTCGATGTTAAATTCTAGTGCCGGTTGGTTATCATATGACCTAAACACAAGCCCGGTTGCCGTTAAGTCGAAGTCCTTTGGTTGTGTAGGTACTTTGATAAGTCCGTTTTTGATGATACGCGCCATTATTTCACACCCTCTATTCTAACGATTTGGATTTCTGCATTTGTGTTTTTGTGGTAGTTCATCGCGCTTGTAATAGCCGCTTGCGCAGAACGAACGATTTTATAACGTGTATCTGTCACACGTTCTAGTTTCAATTCGTACAATTCTAGGCCGCCTGCGTCGTCGTATAAGTTGCTAAACATGACAACCGGGGCAGTCACGTTGTTTGCTTCGTACACCTGACCGCCCCAACCTTGAATGTAAATACGGATGGAACTGTAATGTTTCATGCTATCCTTTAAGTCGATCGTTGTACCTACGCCATGTTTTTCGCCTTCGAATAGCTCGAAGGTTGTCACAACTTTTCGGAAACCCGGGCTATTATAACCGTTGTCATCGTTATGCGTACGTGCGATATAGATATTTCCGCCGTAACCGTCCGAAGCCCATATCAGTTTCCGTTTGTTGTGTTCTTGCATAACGCCTAACATCATGATAGCGCCGTCGCCACAAAAGGTGATCTGTCCGTTTTTGTACCATTGGTTAGTGGTGGCATAAAAACCAGGTGGCACATCGTAAATGCTAGGGTATTCTTTATTCAATTCATTTTCTTTTAGAGCAATCCCACGCGCGTTCATCGCAATCTCTGGTGTACAAAATCCGGCATTCATGGATGTAGCGTCTACGTGCGCTTGTTGCGGTGTTCCGTCAAAATGAATTTCTAGTTGCTGTAAAATCCAGTTGACTGAATTTTGTAATTTTTTTATTTCTTTGTCCACTGCTTAAACCTCCTTAGTACGTGAAATCCCTACTTGTGTAGTGCCCTACACCTTGCAATTTAATGGTCCGTTTTATGGTATCAATTTGTACGTTCGCAAAGCCTGCTTCTTTGTCCGTATCGTAATTTTCCGGCTCGCAATAACCTTTCGTACAAATGATGATTTGCGTTGTTCCTAATTGTTTCACTGTCTCGTAGTGCCAATGACCAGCGAAGATTGCCACGACTGTTCCACTTCCTTTAGTCGCGAAGTTATAAGTACATGGTCCTATTGGATTAGGGTTGTGACCGATCAACGTGTTATAGTCAATCGTTACGTTTATACCTTGTTTGAATCCGTCTAGTAAAGTAGCGAATTTCGTCACGTTGGCTACATCATTTTCTCTTTCCATTGGTACATGACCCACAATAACTACATGATAATTTCTGTCTAGTTGTTCTAACCAACGTCCGAACTCATCTAGTTGCGTTTGCCCTAGTTTACCCGCAGAAAAGCTTTCGCCTTTATTGTAACCAGAGTACTCTAAAAACTTACCCTGAGAGTCTACAGCATTACTGAAATCGTCCGTGTTGATTCGATAGATAGCGATTTTCTTTTCTGGGAACAATGTAGCGCCGTAACTGCCGTTATTGATTTCGCTAAGGTCTGCGCCTGTCAACGAATCTTGCGGCGTACGTCCGTCGTCCGAAAATGGAATTTTACCAGTCTCGTGATTGCCTTGACACAAAATGACAGGAACTTTTGCACCGGCTGTTGCCACGCTAGCGAATCGTTTTGCTACATGTAAGTTTTTCGCGCGTCTTTCTTTAGCTGTGTAAGGATAAATACCTTGCGCTGTCGCACCACTATATCCGTCGATATTATCACCGCCATACACCATTACGTCTGTAAATGCTTCTAGCGTTCTGAATTGTCCGACTATGTTCCATCGACGTTCGTGTTTTATCTTGGTGTCAATAGGTTCTGTATACATGTTGTGAGCGTCGGTGTGAATATCCGTCATAAACCCCATGTTAAACTTCGTTTTGTCTGCTTGTGCGATAACTTCATCTAGGTTTAACGGAACGATTGTTTTGTATGATCCGTTATCGTAAAAATGTTTATCCTTACGAATAGGCACTTGCTCAGTACCTATAGGAACGCTGAAAGTTTTATTTTGTATATCGTTTAAGCGATCGGCTAAACTGTCATAATCTCCTTTGGCTTCATTCAAAATATTGATGATTGTGCCACCTGGATCAATGCTTTCCAGTATTTCACGATTATCTTCTAACCACTGCTCCCAGTCATTTTTACCCTGATCCATGTAATCTTTGAATTTTCTTAGCAAATCCTCAAAGGTCCACACATAGCCAGAGTCGCGTAACTGGCTTCTAGATATTCCAGAAATGACTCGATAGGTAAAATCCTGTGTGCTAAATTGTTCACTCCAAGTTCCATCACCATTAAGTGATCGGAAACTGAAATGTGCGGTGTTTTCACCACCCCATTGCCAGTCAGGCTCACTTAAGGTGTAAACAAGCCTTGCTTGTGCTGGACTGTATTCTTGTACTTTTTGTTCAACAGGTTGGTTTTCGCCAAATTTTGTTGTATTAATAAAAAACGGCACTAGGCCCTCGAATGTTTTTAGTTTGCCATGTTCCACCACTTCAACAACGAACTTTTGGGTTAAAACATCCCCTTGCCGAATTCGAACCAAATTTATTCCGTTATTTGGTTCAGTGGTGGATAGGACCATTTTATGCTGCGTTTCTGCCACGACTATCCCTCCTTTAGAAATCGATGTAGTCTCTTGCATTATGGAAATGACCAGAAGAAGATGGATAAAATTCATCCATAAATTGGAAATGAAGATGTTCTCCAGTTGATGGTCCAGTAGTGCCCATCAGTCCAATTTGCTGACCAGCAGTTACCTTCTGACCTTTTGAGACGTCTACTCGGCTTTGATGTGCGTAGCCTGTATACATTCCATCAGCGTGTTTAATCACTGTCCAATTTCCATACCAGTCAAAGTAATTTGCATCACCTGCAACAATCACTTCGCCATCTGCTGATGCAAAAATAGGTGTATTAGGATTTCCATTTACAAGGTCAATACCGTTATGAAATTCTTGTGCGCCTGTAATTGGAGAAGTGCGCCAGCCAAATTCACTCGTCACTCTGATTGGATCTGCAATTGGTTTTATATATCCTTTTGATGCAGGAATTTCCAAATCTTTGAATTTGTCATACCATTCTTGTGCCCATGTCGTCCGTTCTGGATGTGGATCACGTGGACGTTCAAAGTTAGCCACGAATGCTTGTGCTGCTGTGTTGATATCGGTCAGATTCATGAATTGTGTCCATGTGTAAGGATAAGCGCTAGTTGCGATCCATTGACCATTTGGTGCATGCCATATCAACAATTTGAACTGCGCCGCGATCGTGTCTGGATCATCACTGATACCAGCCTTTGTCATTAAATTGATCATGTAAACACGTCCGCTAGTTGCGCCAGAAGAATCGGTCCATTGCCATACACCATAACCGAACCCTGGTGCGCCATTGCCCTCATCGGCGGTTGGATTAGCATCTGATTCTCCTTGTGCATTTCCAAGTAAGGCTGCAGCAGCTTGTTTAGTAAAGCCAGCACCTATTGCCATTGCCCAAATCTGCCAATAACGTTTATCCCGATCAGTAGTTACTTCTGGTGGATATTGTCCATTCCAACCGTTATCGTTTCCTCCAGTATTGTCTCCTCCATTATTGCCTCCACCGTTTGTATCGATTTTAACGCCATTCACATATAATTCTTTGACATCTAGACGGCCATCTATGGTTATATTTCCTTCTGAAAATTTACCATCACCGTAAAGATTATATTTGCGCTTATCAGCAGTAACGTCTGCTGGAATTTGAAAAACAGGATTCCCTCGATCGCCGCCGTCCCCAGCGTTAATGGAAAAAATATAGTTTGGTTCTTTCCATACAGCAAAGCCGTTAATCCCTTTAGAACCATAAGTAGATACAATTGAGCCCAAGCGTTCTCCATGTACATCATCTAGTCCAGTAGACTTGACTTGTTTTTCAAAAGAAAGTTCTCCCCCCTCTGCCACTAATTGGAAATCTTTATCGTCAAATGTTTTTAAAGCTACCCCTTGCACGAGGATACCAGACAGAATGCCTGCGCGAATAAAATTAGCATTGAAAGTTCCATCCAACGTCCAAGCGGTCGTGCTATCACCATTGTGTACATCTTGGATTGTTTTCCATTCACCTTTCTTACACTGTTTGAAAGATATTCCTGAGTTATTTTGGACCATAAAAAAGCGTGATCTAGGAATGTTAGGTCCATCCATATAAACAGTTTCATAGATTTCTCTACTATCACTAACACCAGCTTCAATTCCATTTACCCAATAAATAGAACCGCCATTATCTCCTGCGCCTCGCATAATGTCATCTTGATATTTTCCAATCTCTGTCGATTCGTAAAATGTCATTTTGCTAGATTCTAAACTATTAATATTATTGACAATAGAAGCCGTTTGTTTTCTAACATCTTGTGTTAAATTATCCCCTAATTCGATATTCGTTTGACCGGTAAGCCGATTGAATGTAGTTTTATAAATACGAGTTTTATAGTGATAACCTTTATCGTATCTGTGAATAGTCACTGTATTTCCTATCACATCTCCTCCAGTGACTTCAGCTTTGAATTGTACTAACGGTCTAGCAGAATCGATTAAGGTTGAATAAGTATTTTTAAGTAATTCTGTTGGATCATCTATATCATCAAACACTACCACGGTTTCTCGCTTTCTCATTGATCCATCTTTTTGTGGTATCCCATACTTTTGAGTTGCTTCCGGATCTTCAAGCCAATTTTGGCCTTTAGGCTTATCTAAAGGATCACCATTCGACTTTTTCCATTCAACATCAGTGAATTCAATTCTTCTACCGTATCCGTCGCCAACCTCTTCGCCTCGCCCACGACCTATCATTGAAGTTGAGATTGAGCTTCGATCTATCTCTCTTACAACTGTTAATGCTTTACTACCATATACAAAACGTGTATTCGATTCTTCACCAATTTGTTCATATACTTCGATCCATTTATCCTTTATTCCATCAGAATTCAAAGAACACCTAAAGACAAATTCCATACCTAAGGTTTGCAATTCTTTCAACGCTTCTTTTACAGAGACATAGTAAAAAGTTGCAGTTACTGTTGGTAACATTGCTTCTACGTGACCAACGCGCCAATTTCCTTCAGTAAATTCAATCAATCGATCAAGAACGTTTTTTAAGGGCTGCCCACTCGGCCTAATATCTTTGATGATGTAAGCATCTAATTCATTTGTCGCAAATCCTAACCCTGTAAACTCTAATGTTTCAGATGGGTCGCTAACTTTAGTAATTCGATACAACGAAAAAGACGACTCGTTTTCACGAATCGCCATATATCTTGCATCCTCTATTTCTTTATCATATTTTGTCGTAACGTAAAGAGTATCTTTCATTAGATCACTCTTATCAGAACTAATTTCTTTTTCTTGGGAGACTTCAATTAAACTTCTTTTATTTTTTCTTTTAATAAGTTTTTGCAAGTGATCAAAGAAATAAACTGTCTCACTCAAATTGTCGCCCCCCTATAGAATATTTTAAGCTTCCCATTATTGCTAGTTATCTTCTGACCTTGCTTAAGATAAAAGTTCTCAAAATCACTTTCTAAATCAATTATAGAAGTACAATCTTCTCCGTTTACAGTTACCTGCTCATCGGAAAAATCAAAAACCAACACGTCTCCTGTTTTTATTGCCGCGTCAGTTATCGTGATATTTTGTTCTCCGTTTGTAATTTTGATTGAATTATTCATGGATAAAGTAACTTCAATTTTTCTTGGTGTTATAGGAAACTGTATCGGATTTCCAATATAGCCATCACTAACACACTCTTTCGTATACTTTAGTGGATCCGCACAGAATACATTAAAACTCGAAATAATCGAGTTGGAGTCTCCTGGAACAGTATCAGTTGATGTATAGCGACCGTAGTAATAATAATCTAATTCATCATGAAACCTAATTTCCACGTCTTCATTCCGGTATAAATAATTCAACAGTTCTTTGAATTTAAACTGTAGTTTTTCTGGATCTCTATCTTCCAGCTTATATGTTATTTTTAGTGTTCTTGAAGGTATTTTCTGATTTGTAATGATTGAACCAATTTGTATCTCTTGCTGTTCAACTTCTACAGAAAGCATTTCTCTACCTTCCACCGTAAGTGTTTGATAACCCTCAATCAAATCTTCTAAATACATTCCATCGTACATCATGGCAGACGTCGGAAGGAATAGTTTAGAACTAGTGAGATTAATGGTTGTATCTTTGAATGAGTACATTTTATTTTCTCGTTGATCCAAAATATTCCCTCCTAAAATTCCAGATTAATGTCTGCACCTTCGCCCATAGCTTGTGAAATATCGTCCACAAACAATCTAAATGATTGTCTTCCAAGATTGAATTTAAATACAGCTGGTTTAGTAGAGCCACCCATATTTACTTTATGTTCAACTTGTGCACCAATGTTTTTATTTGCATTTTTCAGATTTGCAGCTATATCTACATCAGGATTTGCATTGAAAAGTTCCGCGATAAAGTCTGCCATACTTCCAACAGTATTCTGTACGTCATTGAATCCTCCTGTCAGCCCTTTATTCAGACCGTTCATAATAGCCTGGCCAGCTGGAATCAATAGCTTTCTATCGTATTGGATAGGTCCTTTGTGTTCACGAATCCAATCACCAATACCTCCAACAAAATCTTGCACAGATTTCCATGCATTTTGTAACCCTTCTAGAAAACTATCCATGATGGCTTTTCCGGCTGCTAGTAAATCGATATTTTTCAAGTTATCAAACCAGCCAGTTACTCTATCAACAGTATCACTAACAGCATTTACTAAATTATCCCACACTTCTTGAGCGCCACTTACTAAATTGTTGAAAGTATCTATAGTGCCTTGTTTTAGGTTTTCCCAACCTTGAATAACGTTATCTTTGGTTCCAGTAATTAAATCACCAATCCAAGATTTGAATGAAGTCCAAATGTCTTTAGCACCTTGAACTGTATTGTTAAATAAATCTATCGTTCCTTGCTTTAAGCTGTTCCAACTTTTTATAAGAGTTTGCACGATATTATTAACCGTTTGGAAAAACCATTGTTTTAGATTATTCCAAAGTTCAATTGCACCATATTTTGTATCAATCCAAGTTTGAATTATGGAGAATTTTAGATTTATCCACATTTGAATTGCACTGTATTTAATATCAATCCATAAATTAGTAAAAAATAGTTTCAAATCAATCCAAATCATAGTCGCTTGATAAACTACTTCATTCCAAATATTAGAAATACTTTGTATGAATCCAGTCCATAAACTAACGGCACTATTTACTATTGCACCGATATATTCCGTAAATATATTTTTTACAGATGTCCAAATATTTACCACTGATTGGACAAGTGTGTTCCAGATTAGATCTAAATCCTCTTTCATTTGTTCGAAGTCACCAGTAATTAAATCTATAATAAACAGTAGCGGCGCAGCTATTAAAGACTTAATGATTTCCCAAGCATTTACTATTATGTTTTTAACCTCAGCAAATATACTTGTTATTGCTTTCACTATATTAGAGAACACGTCTGAAAAGCTACTTACAAATGGACCAATATATTTTAGTATAAAATCAAAACCAGATTTAATTTTACTTGTAATTGTTTTCCATGAAGTAGATATAGTATTTTTAAACCCTTCCCATTTTTCACTAGCACTTGAAACTAAATCATCAATAACTGAGACAACACCTTCTTTTAAACTATTCCACATCTCTGAAGCAGAGTTTGCAATATTTGACCATAAATTTGAAAAGAACTCTTTTGTTTCAGTCCATTTATTCTTGATCCAATCCGCCGCTTTTCCAGGAGCTTCTTGAATTGTAGTCCAAACATTGTCTGCACCTTCTTTAATGGACTTCCATAAATTGTTAAACCATTCTCCTGTAGATTTCCATGCATTCTGAATCCATTCTACTGCCGAGCTTACAGCAGACTTGATTCCCTCCCATAAGCCAATCCAAAAGTTTCTAAAATCTTCACTCGTATTCCAAAGATAGATGAAACCTACAACGAGTAGTGCTACCGCAGCTATAACCAATCCGACTGGACTGGTAAGAAAACCTATGGCGGAACCTAATTTCTTGAACAAAGAGATTCCGTTACCTAATACACCTAACCCCACTTTCATGGTTTGGAACGCTTTAACCAGCATTCCTAATGCATACAATACTGGCCCAATTGCAATAGCGATTGCTCCTATGGCCACTACTAATCTTTGAGTTGATTCTGGAGCACTTACAAATTTTTCTACTAAGCCGGATATGGCATCTGCTACTTTTTTGATGGATGGTGCTAGAATCTTTTGAATTACAATAGCTGCTGACTCAAAAGCTCCAAACATTTGCTCGATGGAAGAATTCATATTATCTTGCATGGTCCGAGCCATATCATCAGCTGCACCATCAGAATCTTTCAGAGATTTTGTTAATTTGCCCAATGAATCAGGTCCTTTATCAATCAAAGCCATCATCCCTGATAATGATTCTTGCCCATATAGTGTTACTAAAGCATTTTGTTGTTGTTCAGGCGTCAGGCCTTCAAAAGCTTTTTTAAGTAATTCTACTTGAGTTTTTAAAGGTTTCATTTTACCGTCAGCATCATAAAACGAAACACCTAAATTATCCATTGTATCTTGCATAGCCTTTGTTGGCCTTGCTAACCTAGACAATGCTCCTCGCAACGTTGTACCTGCTTGAGAACCCTTAATGCCTGCGTCACTCATAATACCAATAGCTGCTGCAGTTTCTTCCAAAGAAATACCCATTGAATTGGCTACAGGAGCAACATATTTCAATGCCTCTCCCATGTCTCCAACTTCCGCATTGGTGTCCGCAGCAGCACGAGCAAATACATCAGCGACATGTCCTGCTTCACTTGCTTCTAAACCAAATCCTCTCAAAGCAGTAGCAGTATTTTCAGAAGCTAGAGCCACATCCCCTCCAGATACAGCTGCTAAGTCTAAAAGACCCGGCATTGCTTTCATGATTTCTTGCGCGTTAAATCCAGCAGAAGCTAAGTTTTCCATACCATCAGCAGATTCTTTAGCACTAAAAGCAGTCTTAGCACCCAAATCGATCGCTTGCTGTTTCATTTGTTCGAAAGCATCACCCGTCGCACCAGAGATAGCTTTTACACGACTCATTTGTGCTTCAAAATCGCCACCAACTTTACCAGCTGCTACACCTATACCTATTAGTGGCGCAGTTACGTACTTTGTCATCGAAGCACCAGTACTCCGCATCACATTACCAACAGCGGTTGTCATACTATTTGATTTCTTTTCAAAAGTTTTAACAGCATCTTGTGCATCTTTAAAAGTCTTTACAAATCCACTATCTGTGGCTTTTAATAAGGCTTCAACAGAAAATTGTTCCATGATTTTCCTCCTTTCCTCAAGAGTTAGCTTTAGTTAGTAAGCTTTGGAATTCTTTATCTTGTTTTGAAAGTTCGGAAACTCCCATGATTGAATCTTCGATTTTTTGATAATTGAAGAATTCTTCAAAGGATCGATATACAGGAACTGTCTTTTTGCCTACTTTTTTCTCCGCTTGGACTTGCTGATTTGCCCACGCTAATTCGTGAATCAACTTTTCTTTGTCAAGCCAAGATAACTGGGCTGCAGTCATACGAATGTTGTATTCATATAACGTCATTCTTTCGATATCTGAGATATTGGTCATTCCCAAATATCGAAAAGAATTGATAAGAATTTGTTCGTATGCCAGTGCAGAATCTATTCCGCTTGTTGTTTTTCCGCTTCTTTCAATTTCTGATTCAGGTTTCGGACCGCTAACTTTCCCGCGTTCGACTCCGCCAATTCTTTTAGAACTTCATCAAACAATTTTTCAATGTCTTTAACTTCATCGATGTAATCATCCAATTCATCTAATGTAATAGATTCATCTTCAGTTCTATTTGATATTTCCAGAACTCGTGATAACGTGTTAACGTTATAAGAACGTAGCTCTGGTAAGACTTTTGCGGAGAGTCCCATTCCAAATTCCATATTTCCATCGACGAAAGGCATCACTTTATCTAATTCACGAACAAACTTGGTCCCAAATTTGAAAGAATAATCTTTTCCTTTAATTTTTAATTTCATTTTCCATCCTCCTTAAAATAAAAAGAGAGCATCTAAGCTCTCTTATGATCCTGTTGCAGTTGCTTTTACTGTATCTTTAAATGTATATTGGACAACCTCGGCCTGACTTTCTGTCAGCGTTGCGTATCCATCCTGACCGATACCATTTATAGCAAATGACAAACTTAATTCAACACTGTCTTCTGCTGTTGCAGACGGAGTAAATTCAGATACATACCCTTGATAATAAGTAGCTTTGTACTTATTTGCATTATCATCTGTTCCCTGTTCTGCTTTATTAATTTCCCAAATTTCAATGATATCCCCATTTAATAAAGCTTGTTTCATTTCATCAACATGTGTGTCGCCTTTAGCAACTATTGAAGTAGCCGAAAAATCATATTCAACTGGGCTTAAAGTTTGCACATTTCCATCTTTTGTCACTGTAGAGTCTGAATCTCTTGATAAACCATTTTCGTGTTCTGTTTGAAATGCCATTTTCCAAGCAGCTTCCTGAGTTTCTTTTTTCAATAAGCGATAAAGCAAAATGACATCAATACCTTTTAATGCTTCCATGTTCTTCCTCCTATCTAATTCTAAATTCAAGTGTGACAACCGCTCGTTTTAGGGGCGTATTGGTTGTTGTGTCGTCCATCACTTGAATTCCACTTGCTTGATAATTTAAAGCCCAATAATAGCCTTCTGTGGCTTCTATCAATCTAGCTTCATTAAAAAGAGCAGATGCCATATCTGACACCTGCTTTCGTTTCTTCTGTAATCCCCAGACGGATAAAACTACAATCACAGTACCTTTAATATCAGTTTTATTCGCTTCGTGAATCGTTTGAGTGTTCTCAAATTCCACAAAAGGATAACCAACATTATCTAAAGGCTTGTAATCATATGTTTTGTATCCTAGTTTTTCTTGGGATATTTTAAAAAGTTCATCAAAAATTGATTGATCTCTTGTCTTAATCATCATTTCACCAAGGCTTTCATTTCAGCCATAAATTTGACTTTTTGGTAATTAAACGCTGGTCTAACATAAGGCTGTGCCGACATAAATCGAGTGCCATATTCTACATAAGGTGCATAATCTGCTGTCGGTCCTGCAATCCCAGTTAAGCCAGCTTCTGACAAGGTCATGTTGATTGATCTTCGTAAATAACCTGTATCCACTGGCGCACCTTTTTGCATTCGTTCAGTCATTTCAGCAGTATTGCTTTTCACGACTTTTTGAACGTCATTAAGCGTTGCTGCTTTTTTCAGATGTCGCATCAGCTGATCGATTCCTTTATATTCAAGTTGTGCCTTCATCAAGAACCACCTCTTGCACAATTAAACTATTTCTATATGCTGGATTTCTAGCTGTTGTTTGTTGCCAAGTCTTTCCTTCAATCTCGATATAGTCAAATGTAGGGATAGAAAAAAGAGGCTGCGTCCTAATGACCTTCGCCCCTTCTTCCACACTACCAAAAATAGCCACACTTCTGTTTGTACCAAGGTCAGTCACGTTAGCTTCGGTAGCGGTGATGGTAGGTTCATCCTCAATCCACTCGCCAAGGTCAGGGTCATAGTGGGAGCCTTCGCCATTTTTGATAAACAATACTTTCGTGTCGTATCTCAATATAGCCGGAACCTCCCTCGTTTGACCTCGCCCTCGTCGTCCTCCTGTGCGTTTAGCCAATCATCAATCTCACCTTGATATTCGGCAAAGTCGGACTCTGGAAACGCCATAGAGAGGCCTTCTTGGCTGTAGGATTGCATCCCCTCATTACCAATTCGATTAAATCGTTTAACCGTTACTTCGTAGACAATTGTTTCAAAGCTAATAGGCACTTCTGACACGCCCAGAATTGACGCTAGACGGCTTTTTGTTCGCCGTTCGATAACTTCTAGCTTCTCGTCTTGTGTACCGCCTAACAGCTTCTTAACATCTTCTGCAATGGTAGCCATTTAACCACCTACTTTTTTCTTAGCTGGTTTCTTTCGTGGTTTCTTCACTTGCTTTGTCGTTTCTTTTTCCGCTTTATAAGCGGGCAAGTGACGACTTAACAGGCGACTCATTATGCACCAGCGCCCACGGTTACTTTCACAACTTTTGTTAAATCGTAAAGGTATGCTGCATAGTGTTCGTCCGCTGTAATGACAGTAGTTTTTGTTACGATGTCACGGTCAGTCTCAACTTGCACGCCACGTTTCATGACTAATTTAAGCGCCGGTTGGTTAGCCACGATTTTAAACATCAAAGCTTCACCTTGCGCCATTTTCTTAGAGCGGACAATTTGCGCACCCAAAACGTCTGCATAAGTTCCGTTAATCAACGCATTCGCACCGACTTCGGACCCAATTTTTTGAGCGTTGGCATCTGCTCGTAATGCACCAGCATCGATTGGATTCATGACATACACATAAGCTTGTGCATCCTCGTCGCTAAATACGTCCAAGACTGTTTGCACACCGGCAACAGTAGCGGGAGCTGTAACTGTTTGTGTCGTCGTCTTTGCAGCGGCAATCATGTCGTCGTCCACTTTGTTTGCAATAGACAAGGCTAATTGCCGGCTAGATTCGCCCACAGGGTCGCCGTAGCCAGATAAAACAGCTTCGTCAGTGATTTCCGTGCCTTTTGCAGCCTTTTTAACGGTCACTTGTTTAGTGGATGTGCCGATTTTATCCAATGGAATCGCAGCACCTTCTGCCACGTCTGTTGCATCACCGATATAAGTGTATGCCGGAAAAGTTAATGTATTTCCTGGTTGACCGGAAAGAGTTGTGTCTACCTGTGCCAAAGGTGTAAAGCGCAATGCTTTTTGTAGTTGATAAGATACGATTGGTGCTAATACTTCGGGATTTACTAAATCCGCTAACGTTGTTTTTGTGTTTGCCATATTAATAGCCTCCTGTTAATTTTTTAAATTGTTCTGGATCTTTTGTTGCTAACGCCGACTTTTGTGCAAACGACATAGCATCAAACTGTTCTTGCGTGATAGCTTGCTGGTTGCCTGGTGTGCGTTTTGGAGTGGAACCAGTGTTTCTTGCAATCTCCCATTTAGATCGTTGGTCTTGCGTGTAGTTGATTAGCGCTTTAACGTTTGCTAGAGTTTGTTGGTCGTCTTCGGCTACCACAATGCCTAGGATGTCTTTGCCGACTGTTAAACCAGCATCTTTTAAGACTTCATCAGCTTGCTGTGTGGCTTCAACAATCTTGATTTGAGCCTTTAATTTGGCGATTTCAGCGTCTTTCTCCTGTTGCTCTTTAACTGCTTTCTCTTCATCGGAGAGTTCTTTCACGCCTTTTTTACCAGCATTTTCAAGCTCCTCAATTCGTGCTAATGCTTGTTCAAGTTGCGTCTTAGTTTCTTTTTCTGCAGCAGTCTTGCTTGCTAATCGTTTTTGCAATTTCTCGACGACTTTTTCAGAGTCCAGCTTTTCCTCAGTCTCGGTTTCTTCCGCGGTAGTTTCTTCAACGTTGGTTTCTGGTACTTCTACTTGGTCGTCCGCCTGTTCTGCAAAATATTGCAGATTCATTGGCATTAAAAATGTTTTTTTCATGGTGTAATTCCTTTCTTCTCGCATTTAACGTTTTGGGAAACGATTCTCGCATTTAGTTTTGATTGGTTTTGGGAAACCAATGGTTCTTTAACGTCCGCCAATAAAAGACAAAATAAAAAGCCCTTAGTCGCTGACTAAAGACTTAATTTCATTGTATTTAGCTTTAACGACAGCTAACGAGATACTAGACCACTCTTCCTTTCCGGCACTGTCTGCCTGGTTGAGTAATCTGTGGGCAATCGGGAGGTTTCTTGATTGGTAACGCAAAAAGACCGACAATCTCACGTAGAGTCGTCGGTTGCCAACGGCTGTTTTGGTTTGTCATAGTAAAACCTCCTCGATTTAAATTTATCTGCTTACATGAGGTACCGTACTGCACTTACAGTTAGGGTGGATTGGCGCAGAATTTAATCCAGGCTCCATCTTACTAACTTTAAACGTCTTACCGTCTAGCGGTTTGCAAACATCGCACGCTGATGGTTCGGCTACAAACTCGAACTCTTCCACATCATTCTCAAGATATGATTTCTTCTGGACTTCTATCTGCACTCTTGCAGTCTCCGTCCGCATCAACCGTTCTGCCTCGTACTTCGTGCTGTCAAACAGGTTTCTAAGCTCTCTCGCAAGCTCTCGCGGGTTTTTGCCTTGTGTGATACTCCTTACAAGGAGACGGTCTAAATCGGCTTTAAGCGCCTGATTATTGCCCCAAATACGCTCGGAAAAAGTCGCACCATTAAAGCTCGCAAAAGCTACCGACTCCACAAAGTTTTGATAGCCCGAAAATACTGTCTCACCTAAAATACCGGCTTGGCGTGTCGCCTCGGCTAGTCCTGTTTTGGTGAGCGTGTCGGCGGTGTACTTATCTATATCATCAGATAAAGCGACTAGCTCCAAGCCAATCTGTGACTTTAATAGTTCCAAACGATTCACTCGCATCGTAACGTTGTAAAGTCTTAATTCATCATTGGCTGTTTTGCTGAAGTCTTTGTCTTTAACGTACTGCTTCGCCTTTCTAGCAAAAGCTTTCACGTCCATCTCGTATGCCATTTTCTTAGCTTCAGAAAGTGTGACGCCTTCTTTGCCAGCGAACCGTTCCCAGTTAGCTGAGATTTCTTTTTCGATTTGGTCGAGCGCTCGTTGATATTTCTCGGCAATCACTTTGGACTGTTTCGCATCATCTTTAATCTGCTGCGCTATCCATTTCTCTTCACGTTTGCGCCAATAGTCTTGTGAGTTCATTATTTCTCACCGTCTTCCGGCTCTTTCTCGAAGTCGTAAGCAACTTTCGGTTTTTGTGCCTCAATCTTCTCCAACTCGGCTTTAGTGTCTGACACGACAGACAAGACGGACAACGCGGTTTCTTCTGAGGTGATACCCATCAACATTTGAGCTGTTTCCGCTTGACTCTTGATGTCTTTTGGCTCGTTGCGGGTAAATGTATATTCCAACTCTCGCCATGCGTTAGACAGGCTGGCAGGAACGTTAGTAGCAAGACTACTAAACAGCTTATACCGCTTGTTCAGAGCTGATTGATACTTGCGTTGGAAAGCTAACGCCAGATTGCTCATTGCCTCCAATTTGTAAGCTAAGGCTGTGCCAGATGCTTGCCCAAAAGATTCATCGCTGATGTTTGCCACCATAGATGTTTGGAAAATTAGCTTTTGCAGGCGGTCTAGCAAGTGTTCCGTCTGCTCGTCACTGTCTGGCTTATCTAAAAACTTAACATCCACACGAGTTGCCTCAGTGCCATAATAGTTGATGATTCGGTTCTCACGGATTTCTTTTAAATCTTCGCCATCTACTTCTGCACCTAAAAACGCAAGATATTGGTCACTAAAGTATTCCACGTCATTTGCTTTCTCGCTGATAGCTTTGTTAAACGCATTAAATAGTGAGATGACCGACTCAAAAATGCTCATGCGTTCCTCGTTAAAATAAAACTCGGTAACCGGCAACTCGCCATAATAATCGTCTAACTCCTCACCAAACTGCAAAGCAGACGCAGAGCCTGTTAGCTTGCGATTGCCACCAGGCCCATAATATTCACCTTGAAACACGTTATCATCATCTAGTCCGTATCTCACGGCAAACAACGGCTCTTGCTTAACTGAGTTGTCATACACCAAAAACATATCTTCTGGTGAGTTGTACACTACACAGGTTTCTGTGTTCTCGTTTTGATACATAAACTCATAGCACCGGCCGTAGACACACGCCATTTTAGCAAGTTCTGATTCCTCGTCCTCCATGTCGTTTAAGCCGTCAAATGCTCTGATTGCTTGATTGTAAGCATCGTCTGGATGGCTCTTTTTAACCGGGATGCCGTTAAAATAGCCGGTAAATGTATCAGTAATGTATTTCGGGAAGTTGACTACTAGCCGATTGTCTGGCTTGTAGCTGTCTTTTTTAGCGTAGTCGTAAATCTCCATTTGCCCTTTGTAGCAATTCATCAAATACTGATAACGTGGTAATTCCATTTGATGAATACGCATGAATTTGGCAATGACTTCTGGCGTAATGTCCTCGTCTCGGTCAAACGTCATGATTTTTGGTGGCGTTAGTCTATCATTGTTTAATATCAAAATTACAGTCCTCCTTTGAATCCTTTGGCTCTCGCTTTAGGCTTGTGGTGTGTGTAGATTGCATAACGCAAAGCGTCCAACACATCATCAAACTCTTTGATAGGTTCACCCTTTTTCTTATCCCAAACGTACTGATAAATCTCGTCACGGAATTTCCGGGCCTTATCTTTGCAGATAAATAATTTGTCTGTCTTAAACAACTTTGCTACAGATTCAACACCCGACAGCCTTGCTTTATCGGCGTTAATCGCTTTTATTCCTTCTCTTTGGAAACGAGCTACATGTTCCGGCCTTGCTGAGTCACAATAAAAAGGCGTTCGCAAGCCATATCGCTGCTGAATGCCCTTTGCTACATCTACCCAATAATCAATCTCTTCAAATTGAGTAGCATGTTCTTCGATTAAATAAGCTGTTCCGTCATCCGTTTCACCTATAACTACGATTGAACCCCAGTGTTCATATCCCCAGTCAACACCACAATAAAAGTTGCTCAAAGGTGGTAAGTCTTTTGACTGGATGTAGTGCTTGCTAGCATCAAAATCACGATAAACGACACCTTCTGCAGAAACCCATAAACCTTTGATATCACGATCATAAAACATGCCGCTTGGTGTTGATTCTTTAATATTATTTCTATAGCGTTCAGATAAAAAAGTATTATCATCCAATTCAAAGTGGAACGATTGAATGTTTTTACTTGAATTGTCGATATACTCTTTCTTTAGCCAGTGTTCCGGGTTGTCAGGGTTTGTATCAGCTAGGATTCTCGCTCCTGTTCCTGAACAACGTGAAACGATTTCAGCAAATACTTCTTGTCTAGCTAGCGATGCCTCATTGATATAAGCGCCATATGCTGTCATACCACGAATTGCACCAACACCGCCAATGTTTCCTGTATAAGCTTGTACGACCTTAACGCCAAATAACTTAAAGTTTCCATGTTTATCGAATTTAGGTTCTATGCTGTACATGTTGTATAGTTCCTGTAAGATGTTCTTTTGGATTGTTGCACTTGAAACTCCTGCTAGGATATACATTGGTTCCTTAATGTCTTCTTCATCGGCAATCTTTCGCACACGTCGCAATTCAAACAAGAACAAATCATTGTTTATTTTTGTTTTCCCAGAACGTTTTGCTCCATGTAATAAAGTAATGAACCAATCATTCTTAATGGTTTTTTTTAACACGTCGATTTGCTTTGGGTTATAAATATCAACTAGTGCCATCTAATTCACCACTAATCTTTTCTAACAACTCATCAAGTTTTTCTTCGGTAGAACGCTCTGAGTTTATCTGTAATTGTTCTAATTTTGCTTGCATTAATTTTATTTCTGTTTGAGCTTTTTCTAATTGCGTTTGTGATAACAGCGATTTATACTTCAAATACAAATCCAAGGCTTTCAATTTGCTTTCTAAATCTGGTGTATATTCATATTGCATATGTTTAATAACCTTGTTTTTCTCCAAGCGGTCTATTTGCTTGCTCACGCTTATTTGTACTTCTCCTTGCCAAATATCTATCAATTCATTTAAAGCGTCCTCAGCACTTAATTTGCGCTTCTTTTCGATAGGATTTAGCCGTTCATTAATATACTGTATTATGTTAGGTTTAGTTAGGTTTTCCTTACCTATTACTCTTGCTGATCGTTTGCTATAACCTGCTTTAATGGCGGCTTGAGTAGCATTACCACCATTTTTTATATATTCATCCGCAAAAGCTTTTTGTTTTGGTGTCAAATTTACCACATTCAAGCCACCACCTTTCAATTTTATTAACAATACCTCTCAATATTTGTCTGTATGTTCTGCTCACTAAAATATCCATGGCCACAGTAACGAAGATTGTACTTATCAACCTCTTTTGGTGTGGCTTCTCTTAGCATTTCGACAATGGAGTACTTCCCTTTGATTTGTACAGAACGCACAACACGCACTGAACAATCATCAATGGTTCGAGGATATTCATTAGTTAGCGATATATACCAGTAGTTCCTCATTATGTAGCCTCCTTTGTGCAAAATAAAAAGACCACTCAATGAGTGATCTAATATGTAGCGGTAGACAGCAACGGTTGATAGATAATAAGAACAATTTAGAAGGAGTTAAAATTCACATCCTTATTCTTAATATTTCCGCTGCTGTCTATCGAAGCTTAATTGTGAAACAATAATAAAACGATGTTCCTTTTATTATTATTTTGTCTTAGACCTATCACTAATCTTTCGACACTACCATAATATCACTGGTAAATAGCTAAAAACCGCCATCATTCCGCCAAAAAACCGCCAAATTATTTATAAGCAATTATTCTTCCGTGTTTATATGCTTCTGCAAACTCTATTAGAGCTTCCGACTTCATCCGCTGTATACTTCTTTCTGAATAACCCACTTCACGGCTAATTCTGTAGTTTGAGAAGCTATCTGGCACACAAAAGCTGTAGTAGAGTATCTGACGGCTAATCAGACTAAGTGCCATCAAAGCCGCTAAAATCGCATCTCTCTCTGCTTCTATATCCATCATCTGAATCAATGCATCTTCTGCCTTATTGCCGTGCTTCGGTGCCTTCGGCATATCCGTAATAATCGGCGACTTAATATCTATCAAAGAGCGACCTGCCATCCGCTCCAAACGCCGAAAGTTCTTCAGCACATCTCTCGCATTACATCTTGTCTGTTTGAAATCTACCTCTCGTAACAATTGCATCAAGTCAAACCGCTCCTTTTATGTGATATAATGAACTTGTCGGATTTATTACATCAGTCGGAGCGATCCGGCTTTTTTATTTGCCGAGTTCCTTTTATTGACTTACGTAGCTCACAACAGCTGCATAGTAATTTGCATAACCTCTCTTAGAAGTTGCTAAAGATATATGCTGAATCTCATTGTTTTTCGCAAAATCGTTTAATTCTTTTTCTAATTTATAGCGAGTGTCCTCTTCAAAGATTTTAAATTTCATTGTTTATAACCTCCATATCCACCAATCTCGCCACTGCTAAATTCTCTTTGCTTTTCGCTAACCGCTTGTCACATTCCATCGTGTTTTCAATACGAATGATCGCTGAGTGATTATAGACGTGTTCTACATATCCACGAAATGGATAGATGAATCCTTCTGCTTCGCAGCGAACCATGTCACCGACTTTGAATTTTGGTTTCTTACGTGTTTTAGGGTTCTTTGTCGGCATATCTAGCATTAAACCGCCGATGCCGTGACTACTAGCGTAAAATCCGTCTTTTAGTTTCATCTCATTTCCTCCCATTTACGATCATCATTTAATATCGAAATCCCAAACTTACGAATAGTCTCACTCGCATCAGCAACACACTGACTTAAAACTTTATATACTTCTTCTACTGAAACTCCGTATTCTTTTTCAAACTTTGCCTTTAGTACATTCAGTTCCTGTTTTCTTAGTTTTGTTATTCTGCGATGTCTGTTGTTCATTCCGCTTTCTCCTGTTCTAATCCTTCTTCCACTGGTACAGCAAACACCCAGAATCTCTCATCTATTGCTTTGATTTCCGCTTCTGTTAGCTGGTAAGCAGATTTTTCCCAAGCACACAACGAGCAGCTAGTATCAAAATAGAAATCATTTCTGTTATTAAATTTCTTGATAAGATATAAGTCACCAATAATAACTTCATACAACGGCTCTTTCTCAACCGTCAATTCCTGTTTATTCATCGCTGTTCCTCCAAATATTCGTCTAGTATCTCTCTATGCTTTTCTACAAATTTGAAACGATCTTGATGAAGTTTCTGACTCCAATTCGTTTGTTTATCAAGCTCGCGCATCTGCTCAAAGCCTTTTTGAATCTCTTTGTAATAAAATTCAATGTTTGCTGCTGCTTTCCAATGCCTCGATGTTCGAACTCCTGATCCTGTTTCAGCCATTTCTAACTTAACTAATTCCGCTCGTTCTTTTGATTTTTTATCTTTCTGAATCTTCATCATGATTTTCTTGAGGATGATGTCACTGTATTGCGTAATGAGATCCATTATTTCTCCTCCATATACCTAAACTGTCGTCCCTTTGAATCAATCCATAAGCTCCTAGCTCTATCCCAGATAATGTTTTTGCTTAATCCAGTAATTTCAGATAACTGTTCAGCAGTACCTGTTACTAGAATTCGATCACCATGCCAGATTGCAATTCTTCTCGGCGTTTTCCGTTTAGGCTTTTCAGTCCACATTGATTTACCGAGCTTTTGGACTTCTGCAACTATTTCTTTGTCTTCTTGCCAATTCTCAGAATGTGTCAGTTCAATGATTCGTTTCATTGCTGCTTTCTTATCCACGCTCATTCCTCCAATCGATGGATTTCCCTTCTTAAATTTTCTATGTGCAAATCGATTGCCTTCTTCGCCGTTTCATTGACCATCACTGCCTTTGTTCGCTCCAGATCGTCAATCTCACGCTGAAGGCTTCGAATACGCATTTGAATCACTTCTTCTGTTGTCATGATGGACCACCTCGTTAAAAACGCTCTTCCTTGAACGTATTCCGATATTTTTTGGCTAATATCAACGGCACTTGATATTGATGACAGAACAACTTTGCCTTGATCTTAAAGTCTTTTGTCTGCATTCCTTTGACATCTACGACTTTGACAAGTTTGCCGTTTTTATAAAATGTGAAGTCAGGAATATACTCGATCTTGCGATACTTCTTTCCGTCTAGTTCAAATTTCGGCATCAGCTCAAATCTTTCCTGAAGTTTTACTTTCCAGCCGTTCGCTTCAGCTTGCCACAAGGCTAGATCGTAATACTCTGCTTCCGCGATAGAATCAAACTTGATACCTCGATGAACAGTTTTTTTATTACGGTATTTATTCATGCGATACTACCTTTCACTGGTTTTATGCGCTTGTCTGCTGTTTGTTGGAATTTCAGCGCATAACCTTCTGAATTCTTAAATATCCTAGAAACAATTCTTTCGCCGTAGGCTTCTCTTAGTTCAGGACCAGATAAGTTTGTTGTGATGATCGTTGCCTTGTTCTGTCTGGCTTCTAAGAGCGTGTTTAACGTGTTGTTTGTAAACTGCCTACTATTCGATACCCCGCTACCTAATTCAGCTCCAATATCGTCAAAAACCACCAAATCAGTTGTTTTGATATCGGCTATAAGCGATCCTTCAATTTCTTTTCTCAGTTCAGCATTGTTATAAGAAAACTTTATTTGCTCTAATAACTCTTGATAGCTTATAAAAAGTATTTTTTTGTCATAATTTGAGCGCTCAAGTATTTCCCAAGCTGTCGCCATTGACAAGTGGCTTTTTCCGCTTCCTGATTTCCCTGATAGAATGAAATGTGCAGGATGGTTCAGTAGGACATCATTTACATAGCTTTTAGCTCTTTCTAAAGCAATTTTCGTTTCTTGGTCCACCACGTGATAATTCTCCATCTTGCATTTAAACAAAGTTTTATCTGTTAACACCGAACCATTTTGAAAAAAACTCAATGCTCGTGCTTTTAAGCTGTCGTTATATATCCGTTCGGTCTGTATATCCTCTTTCACACGTAACGCTTTATAACCACAACTCATGCATGTTGGTTTACAGCGTTCTGAACCATCCTTATTTTTAGCTCGCCAACTATACAAAGGTTCGCTACATTCTGGACATTTTCCGCTTTGCACTAATACTCTTCTTATTAGCTTCTCCATAGCATTTGCTAGGCTTTCCATGTGATGCATCTCCTTTTTAAATTGGCAAGTCGTCATATTCACTAGGATTGCTGTACTGTAGTTTTTGACTTTGCTTTTTATGATTCTTCTTGTCTGCTTTGATTTCGAATTTGAGCTTCTCAAATTTTTCTCTCAATTTCTTAGCACTTCTAATATTTCCAAACCAAAATTCATTTGTAGGTAGCCAATTGATCACATACTCAATCGCCTCTATAGACGCTTTATCTCTTTCTTCCATCAACCTGATTGTGTCTGCCCATTTTTCGATATCTACTTTGTTCATTTCTTTTGGAAAATCTTCAGTTAAATTACTTTGCATTTTTTTAGCAAGGCGTAAGTGTTCGTCAGAATACTTACCTTTCTTTTCTTCTTTATCTATATCTATATCTTTCTCTATCTCTATCTCTAACTCTGGTGTAGTTTTGTCTGGACATTTGTCCGAAACTTGTCCTCCAGTTATTAAATTCCGTTTTGCCTCTTCTATTTTCTTTCTGTATTCTCTTTTTCTATCTGCTTCAGTTGAGGATTTTCCAATGAAACTTTGTATATCAGACATATAAATTGCTCCGTTATCTAATACGTCAATAAGCTGCAAATCACGGAAAATTTGTACCGCTTTTTCTACGACTCCTACAGAATGTCTTGTAATAGTTGCGAGCATTGTAGAGTTAAATGGAATCCTGTCATTAAACATCAACTTACCTTCGTGTTTTAGACTTCTTAAATAAAGTTTGAGAAGAATATTAGAATAAATATAGCCATCTGGCATACTTTCTAAGAGAACCATCTCGTCACTATCGAAAAAATTCTCTTTTAGTTTTAAATAGTAGTAGCGTTTGTTGTCAGACAATATTTTTTACCCTCCTATTCTAAGTTTCTTAATTGTTTCCTGGTTTAACTTGATCCCTTTGATTTGATATTTATTTTTGAAATTGATCACACCTATATTGTGTTTCTCCGTGTGATGAATCCTGCAGAGTGCTGCAAATGTGTACTCTGAATGATCAACTTCTTTGCGCTTTCGTCTTCCTAGCGCTTTGTCAAAGTGATCGATGTCAGCTCCTGTTTTGCCACAGATGCAGCAGACTCTTTTTGTGATGCATTTGTAGAAGTAATATTCTTGATTCGCTGGTAAAATCTCATAGCCTTCTTTGAAAGGAATATGATGTTCAAAGATGAAATCTAAGATGATATTTGCTAAGACATTAGCATCACTCACAGTTGTATTCGATTCGTCTTTGAGGCTTATTTTGCGCCCTGTGACGCCTTCAAAACGGAAGTAGAAGAATTCCTTCCAGAAGTCCGTTGGCATGCCTGTATCGATGAAAATATCGCCTATGAGTGCATAGATGAAGTTTCGTTGCTGCACAGTAAATCGACGTGGATCAATAAATCGAACTTCAATAATCCGATCGCCATCATATCCGTCGTACATCGTCTTCAAACGTTCGATGTTCACTTCTTCATTAATAGTTGCACCTATGTCTTTTCCTTTGAACTTTTTCAGAACCGCTGAATATGAATCGATTAATGGTTTAAACACTCATATCACTTCTTATCTAATTCTTTTCTCTTAGCTGCTATTGCTCGCTCCATCAAGGCACATTGCTCATAGCTTAACTGTTCAATAGTTTCAACGTTATCAGCTAAGAGCCCTAATTTATCTGTCTGCTCATTAACATATTCGATTAAGGTTTTGGTCATATCTTTACCCATCTGCTCATTGAAAGCTTCTAGAATCGTCTCTAGCATGTTTAATTTCTTTGTATCGATTCTAGGTGGTGTTGGAATATCTTCCCCTTGAAATACATATAATCCCAGTCCATGTAGAGCCAATGCTTTCACAAAGCATCGCTTCAATGAGTTATTGATTTGCATAGCATTTGGTTTAACAACTGGTTGGTTTCGATAATCTAAAACAGGAAATAACTCGGTTTCCGTGTGTCCTTTAACCGTTACTGAGACAGATACATAAGTCCCTGTTTCGTCCATAAGAAAAGGTTTGTATTCCTCAACAAGAAAGTCTTGATGAGTTCCAGAAACAACTCTGTAGTGTTTGTACTCATTAATAGTTACCGTTGCCTGTGGATCATTCTTTTTCATAATCTCCCATGCGTGAGCCCAAGATAAATAATCAAAATTTCCTTTTTTCTTGAGAATTTTATTTAACTTGCGACTAAAAAGTTTTTCAAAATTCGTTGTCCCTTTGCTTTCACTCATCAAATTCTGCCTCCATTTCAGCAATGTATTTCTTACCTGGTCCGTAATAAGAGATATCAATCAAGTTATCTCTGTCATACTCTTCTAGCGCATCAATCAAGCCATCTTCGATGACATAGATATATTCAGGTTTTTTGGACTTCCTCGATAAATGGATAAGATAGACATGATCCCAAATGCTCACAAAATTTCCCAAGTCATCTTGATCACATGATAGTTCTTCATCCGTCAAGAGATTTCGTCTGATTTTTCGATTATTTGTTTCCTTGATATTCGATTTGCCCCAATCAGGATCAATCAAATATTGATCTAGAGTGGAAAATTCTTTTTCCATATGCTAAAATCTCCTTATGATGTGTTTTCTTTGTGACTCTTTGCTTGCCGGCTGAGTCACTTTTTTATTTGTTGCCATACTTTTTGCTTTTCGATATGCTGCTTGCTTAAAATAATAGGACGGTTATTGGTCCACCAATTATCAGCAATCACTTTACCGATTTTTAGCGCTTCTTCTCGTGCCATAGTTGCTCCTTTCTTTTGAATCAAGCAGATTGATTAAAACCATCAATGCTGCGAACAAACTTCCCCCGATAATACTTTGGTGTGCTACTATCACTAATAGCCCTAGGATGAATCCTATAAAAAGTGTGTCTGTCTTCTTCATAATCTAATCTCCCTATTTTTTATTTCTAGCATTCTCAAATCCTCAAGTTCAGAAGCGATTAGTTCAGCTTGTCTATCTGATAGCTCATCGGCTTTTCTAAGCGCTTCACGATCATCTTGTAATTGTTTCCTGCGTTGTTTAATCAAACGGAGAATTTGATGTTCTTGTTGCAATGTGTAGGACATAAAATCATTCTCCTTTGCCTTTAGAACTCAAAGTTTTCTTTCAAAAATCTTTGGAGTTCTGATCGTTCAATTCTGATGTCTAACTTACTCCACTGCTGTGTTTTTAAGCCTAAGTTTATCCAATGTGTTAATTTGTCATCACCAATGCCTAAAACTTTTTTTACCTCTGATTTGTTTGGATATGGAGGAAGCTCCACTAATTTGTTCATAAGGCGTAATCGTTCGTCCAACGAATTAAGCACAGCATTCGTAATCTGCGCAGTTAATTCTGAAACTACTAAATTATCTGGAATTGTTATTTGCATAATTTTTCTCCTTTTCTAATTCTGCTAGCACTGCCTCAATTGGCTTGATTTGTTTATCTGGCTTTCTACGTCCATTCATAATATCCGACATGTATGCTGTTGAAATACCAAGCTTTTCAGCTAACCAAGCTTGACTCTTGTCATGCGTAGCTAGCGCCACACGCACTTTTAAAATGAAATCCTGCGACATAACTATCTCTCCTCTAATAGATCAATTTCTGGAATATATCCTTCTTTTTTTAGCGACTCATAAATGAACAAACGTCCTTTTTGAGTCCATTTTGTATTCATCACAACTTTTGTTCCACCATCAGATTTCGGAATCTCAGTTGTATGAGATTTTGTATATCCTTGTCTCATATGTTTCTTGCATAATAACCATTGGTTGCCTACTTTTTTCTGAATACCTAGTTTATGAAGTAGTTTGTTCATCTGTTGTGGAGACATCCCATAATCTGCTGCAATCTGACTAATTGTTACTGAATCTGTAGAAGATAATATGCTATCTAAATATGAGATTTTGGGTTCGTATTCTGCAATCTTTTGTTCTGCGATTAGTCTTCCAGTACGTTCTTCTTTCAATTTAGTTGCTAATTGAATGATTGTATCTGGATTAAGCAAAGCTTCTTCTACTTTTTCTGGAGTTAGATAACCTCCATGTTTTCTAATTGCTGGCAACACTTCACTTGTTACCCAACGTTTGAATTTCTTCGCATTTGAGAGTTTAGATTTAAGGATTAAACTATATAGCCCTGATTCGTTGATAATCGTCATCTCTCTCGATTGACCTGAGGTCGTGATTCGCGACCCCATCTTATCTTCCAAATCTACATGCCGCAACAAAGCATCTTTAGTGTTTGAATAACCCAAAACACTTGCAACGTCTTTACCTACAAAATATGGTTCATCATTTACTAAAATTGTCCGAACTTCGTTTTGTTCGAAATTAAAAATTTGTGGTGTGTTCATTTTGCTCATTCCTTTCTTTGGTATAATTTTGAATAGAAAGCGAGGTGAAAATAGTATGGAAGAATTTAATATGGATGTCGACGCCTTATTCAAACAAACCGTATTCAAGACTGTTAATAAAGAATTCAAAATAGATTTCCAAAATGACGAATCTTTTCCAACAGAAATTGAATTATTCGAAGAACTTTCTCAGAGCGTTTCTGAGTCTTTTTCTCGTCAGTTGCAAAAGAATTTTTTTGATGCTCTTGTGGATGAATTTCATCAACAACAGCACTAAACTTTTGGTCTTTAAAATTTAAAGTTATTAAAGCTCCTTTTGCGGAAGGAGTTTTTTTATTTTGTTTCATGATGTTTCCTCCTTTTCTTTAAATATGTAAGCTAATAAAATTAGCTAATTTGTTGACTTTTTTTAAAACTAGATTTAAAATTAAATCACAGTTAAATAAGCACAGAATTACCTTGTAAATTAGCATTCTAAGTTTGCCGACCTCGAATTTGTTTATTTTATAAGGTGTCTTTCTTATTGCTTGTTAGCTTATTAAATTAGCTTACGAATACAGTATATTAAAACTAGTTTTAATTGTCAAGCCGAAAAAAGGATTTTTTTAGCTCTAGTTTTAATACTCTTCGTTAGCGAAACGGAGGAAACTTGATATGACAGCTTTTGACAGGCTTAAATCACTTTGTGATAGTCAAGGCATTTCAGTAAATGATTTAGAAGAAAAGCTAGAAATTGGTAAAAATTCACTTTATTCTTGGAAAAAGAATATACCCAAAGGAACTAATTTAATAAAAGTTGCTGATTATTTCCATGTTTCAACAGATTACTTACTAGGTCGCACAGATGATCCCAACATAAGTGTTGCATCAGAGAAAAGAAAACTAACTGTTGAGGAAGCTTTAGCATCTGTAATGAGCAGTGACGGAAAACCACTCACCGATAATGATAGGCAGATACTTACCGAATTAATAGAAGCGTATATTGAAAAAAAATATAAGTAGGTGAGTCGGTTGGACAGTCAAATTGAAATGATGCTTAATGAGCTAGGTGTCAAGGTAGAAGAGCGTGAAAACCTTGATGCCGATGGCCACTATGTTGCTTGTATGAATACCATAGTAATAAAAGCTAATTTATCTAAGTATAGAAGACAAAGAACCTTATTACATGAATTAGGACACGCTTCTAAACATCATGATAATTATTTTTTATATAACTTAGCATTCTCTCTCCATTCAAAAATGGAATATGAGGCTGATCGCTTCATGATTGAAAAATTATTAGATAGATATATTGCAAAGTCTGAATTAGAACCACACAATATCAATTACATGAAATTTATAGAAGATAATAATTTAAGCGTTCGCTTCGAACCGCTTGTGAAAGAATTATTAAAAGCTCGCATCTATTGTTATGTAGCTCTCTAATATTTTTTTAAACAAAAAAAGAACATATGTTCAAAAAAGAAAGGTGAACTAAAATGATATATACAGAATTCAAAGAATGGTTAGAAAAAAACACAACCGGATACGAAACATTTATCATCAAAGCTACTAATTATCAAATTGAAAAAAACAAAAATAGACCCCCAAAAAAACGCTGGGATGATAAGAAAATAGATAAAGCTGTATTAGAAATGTGGAAACAAGTCGTGACTAACTTGTATCAAACAATTCGTAAAGAAAAAGGAGTTCCATTAATTAACGGGAAGGAAATATGGCTTGAATTTATAGAGGAACAAGGACTGATCGAATTTTTCAATGATAGCATGACAGAATTAGAATTTGAATAGGGGTAATATTGATGGCAATGATAAAACAATATAAAAAGAAAAATGGCGAAAAAGCATGGTACTTTAAAACTTATCTCGGTATTGATCCGCTAACTGGAAAGAAAAAATATACTACTAAACGAGGATTTAGAACACAAAAAGAAGCAAAAACAGCACTTTCTAGGTTAGAACTAGAATTACAAAAAACAGGAATGCCCACAAGTACAAATACTACTTTCAAAGAAGCAGCAGAATTATGGCTAGAAAGCTACAAAAAAACTGTAAAAGAAAGTTCATATTCAAGGACTAAAATAATCTTTAATAAACATATATATCCCAAATTTGGAAATATTAAGCTTTCTAAAATTAATACGGCATATTGTCAAAAGGTAGTAAATGATTGGAGTGAAAAAGGAACTTCAAAGCAGTACCCTCTTTTCATAAACTATATGAACAAAGTTTTTAAGTATGCTATAAATATTGGTTTAACATCTGATAATCCAACATTAAATTTACTTATTCCAAAGCCACAAATTAAAACAGAAAAGAAATTAAAATTATATACAAAAGAACAGTTGGAATTATTTCTAAATGAAGTATCTCAAGAACAGAATCCATATTTTAAAAACAGAGACTATACGCTCTTTAGACTATTAGCATTCAGCGGATGTAGAATCGGCGAAATATTAGCACTCACTTGGGACAATATTAATTTTAAAACAAATGAAATGGCCATTAAAAAAACTGTAGCTCGTTCAGATAAATATTATATATCTGAAACTCCTAAAACCAAAAAATCAAATCGAATAATTTATTTAGATGAGAAAACTATAAAGCAATTAAAATTTTGGAAGATTGAACAAAGAAAGTACTTATTTCAATTAGGATTTACCAAAGCTAATTATTTGTTCACCAATGACGAAAATAATTTCACAATTAATCAGGCAGTAGCAGAAAGATACAATGTATATCGTGAGCGTGCCGGCTTACCTTATATCGGTCTGCATGGTTTTAGACATACACATGCATCAATGTTATATGAGGCAGGCGCAGATCACAAAGAAGTCCAAGAAAGAATGGGCCACGCAAATATAAAAACTACTATGGACACATATACACACATTACTAACAGCAAAAAAGAAGAAACAACACAAAAACTAACAAATTATATTAACTTCTAA